ATATGGTTTAAACAACGACAACAATATAATATTAAGAAAGGATTCTTTTGGAATATTGTTGGGAAGGATAATATAGTACCTTCTGTCAATAAAATTAATATGTCTTAATTGTACATATTTTTAATAACTATAAAAGGTCGAGGAATTCATAAAGCCGTTTACCATATTAAAAAGGATATACATAATAATAAAATTGATACACAATATTACATTCAATTAGATGTTAAAAAATTTTATCCAAGCGTTGATAATGAAATTTTAAAACAACTTTTAAGAAATAGAATCAAAGATAAAAATCTTATATGGTTATTGGATGAGATTATAGATTCTACAAAGGGCTTGCCAATTGGTAATTTAACTTCTCAAATTTTAGGAAATTTCTATCTATCATTTTTAGATAGATTTATAAAGGAAGAATTAAAGGTTAAATTTTATTATAGATATGCGGACGATCTTGTATTATTTTCTCGTGATAAAAGATCTTTACACGAATTTAAACATAAAATAGAAGAGTATTTAAAAATAAATTTAAATTTACGCATTAAAGAAAATTGGAAGATTTCTAAATTAAAGGAAGGATTGGATTTTATAGGTTATGTTTTCTTTCCTTGTAAAACCATGATAAGAAAATCAATAAAATTAGAATTTATAAGATCATGTAAAAAGCTGAATAATAGAAATTTTAAATTTATAAAGTCTATAAATTCTTATTTAGGTTGGTTAAAACATTGCGATTCAAACACATTGATAACAAGATACATTTCATTTGACGACATGATGCTCATTAAAAATTTATAAAAAACATGAACACAGCACAATCAAATTCAAGACCTGAACAATTTTCCATATATCAAGGAAAGACACAATTCAGGTATAATATAGAAGAAAAAACAAGAATAAATGATAAAGGTGAAGAGGAAACTTATTATGAATATTTATACATAAATTCTAACATTGATATAAATGCTCCAACTATTGTCAAATATTATAATTTAGTCACTGATATAATTTGTAATGAATTTAATACTCCACCTGAAGAATTGGGAATGCTGAGAAAAACTGTAGCAGGATTAATTCTTCAAATAAATTTTATCATGGAACATCTTGAAATATCATTACCAAATGAATATGAAGATGTTTTTAAAAATGAGTATGATGATAAAGTTGAATTATTAAAAAATATGCTTAAAACCGAGTTGGGAATGAATAATATTCCTTCACCATCCTCATCTCCTAATCAGTCATTGACAGAAGAAGAAAGGAATAGAGAACCGAGTGAGGAATATTTATAATGGATATAATTACAGAAATAATATCATTTATTTTAAGACCCGTTGGAAATTTTATATTTTGGTTTTTAACTACTGATGTGTATAAAAATATTAGATTTCCTTTGGATTATTTAGACAACATTTTAGGAGTTAATTAAAAAATATGGCTTATTTAGACGTACATAACGAAATGAAAGTTTGTTTGGTAACTCCTGGATCTGAAGGTTCAGGTGATGTTATACTAAATCAAACTGATTATACAAAAGATGAAAGTGGCAATTCAGTGTCATTAGATGGAAGCGATGGACAGGTTATGCTTCGCATTCCAAAATTTAATTATGCTTACAGTTTTGATAGTGGTGCAAATACACACTCATGGACTGTAGGATTTGGAGATGATGGTATGACTGGTTTGCACCCTTGGTTTACTAAAGAAGGTGTAGAAGTTGATTATAGATATGTTGGAGTATATCCAGCATGTTTATATGATGATAGTGCTTCATCGTATATTGATGGTGTTGCAAACGATGATAACACATCATTAGTAGATTTGAGTAATGATAAAATAGGTTCTGTAGTTGGTTATAAACCATTTGTAGGATTGAATAGGGCACAATTCAGATCATTAGCATCTAATATTGGAACTGGTTGGTCACAACTTGATTTCTGGGGTTATAACGCTTTGAAATTGTTATACATTACAAAATATGCTAATTTAGATTCACAAACAGTTTTGGGTAGTGGAAACACAAGATTTAATAGTTTTGACTATGATACACAAATTGGAGTAACAGGAAAGGTTTTATCAGTAAATGCGACTGGTCAGAGTACAGTTGGTGGAGATATTGGCGATTATTCTAACACGTTTGGAATTGAAGATTTTTATGGTGGTGTGTGGGGATTTGTAGACGGATGGAATGTTATAGATTTGCAAAATTATTACTGTCAAAATCCTTCGGAATTTGCTGATGACACAACAACCAATTACATATCTATAGGAAGCACAATGCCTGCAACTAATGGGTATCAAGAAACATTTCAAAACAATGTTGCCATGATTCTAAATAGCATTGGATCTTCATCAATGGTAGGATCAGATTACTATTACCAAAATTCTGGAAACAGGGTGGCTATTGTTGGTGGTGAGTCGTCGCGTGGTTTGTTTGCTGGTGCTTTCTCTTTGTCTGTGTATTATTCGTCTTCTAGTCCTAATCGCCGTATTGGCACTCGGGCCTGTTATTAAGGTTAAAAATGTTATGAATATATTAAAAATTTACAAATTTTTAATTAATTTAATAAAAACCAGTAAACAAATTGATAATCAAATGATAAATAAAAAGAAATTTTTTAAAGAAGTTAGAGATTCCCTATTTAATGGAAAATTAAGTCAATCGCAGGTAGATGGAATGGAAGAAATAATTGATTATTGGGTTTCAAAGTATTCTGAAAGACCATTATCACAATTGGCATATATTCTTGCTACATCTTATCACGAAACTGGTAAAAAAATGCAACCGATAAACGAATGGGGCTCTAATTCTTATTTCTTTAAAATGTATGATATTGAAGGAAATAGACCACACGTAGCAAAAGAATTAGGAAATATATTAAAAGGTGATGGAATTAAATTTCGTGGTCGTGGAGATATACAATTGACAGGAAGAAGAAATTACAAATATTGGGGTGAAAAATTAAATTTGAATCTGACCAAAAATCCTGAATTGGTGTTAACTAATAAAATATCTAAACAAATTTTAATAGAAGGTATGATTTTAGGATCATTCACTACAAAAAAACTTGATGATTATATAAATACAGAAAAAACTGATTTTGTAAATGCCAGAAGAATAGTTAATGGTGTTGATAAAGCTGAATTAATAGAATCATACGCAAAAAAATTTTTAAACGCATTAAATGAAAAGTGAGAATAACATCTCACTTTTCATAATTTTTAAATACATCATATTGGTGTATAATTCTCAAATAAATTCTGCGAACTATGGAAATTATTGCTACTATAGGAGTTATCAACTTTATTATTTTGTTTGTCAATAACATTATAGGCTGTTGCGTTGAATAACCGCATTTTTGGTTTGTCAACTCCAGTGATGAAAGTGTTATTTTCGGAAATAGTATTATATCTATTTTTAATCTGTTTCCATAAAAACTCCCCCCTTTCATCCAATTCATCATTTGATGATACCGCAATATATAAATCCGCTGTAAATGGAATTCCAACACTTTCGCTTGTATGATCCATTCCAATATCTGAACTTTTTATCCCATCTCTATTAGTTTGTACAGCAGTCCACCCAACAACATTATTTTCAACAAACAACCGTCTTAATTCCTCAGCAACAGTTTTACCATATTCAAAACTATTGTAATTTTTACCAATGCTCATTGCACCACAAATATTAAGATAATCAACACAAATTACATCTGGTATAAAGTATTTTTTTACTTTCAAATCCTTCAACAATTGTTTGATATGACCAATATGTGCCGCTTTAGGTGGATATTCTTGAATATATAATCTACCAACTGTATCATGTTGAATTCTTTGAATACCGTTCAAAAAATCCTCTTTTTTCATCTGTTCAACATCGTTCAACGGAATGTCCAACAAATTTGCATCTATTCTAGCACCAATAAGTTTTTCAGAAAGTTCAAATGTTATGTAAAGTACATTATAACCTTGTCTCAAATATGATGCAGTCAATGAACACATGATAAGACTTTTACCTGTTCCAGAAGGACTGATAATAATGTTTTCAGTTTTTCTTGGAATTCCATTTTTTCCTATCTTGTTCAAAATATCTATATCACACTTAATTGTATCATAAGAATTGTGATAATAATCAAAACGTTCTTCCGCATCTTTAAAATAATCATGTGCTATATCATTATCAAATGACACCGAAAGGGCCTCTTCAAATAGTGCAGGTATTTTAGAATTTATAAGTTTTGAATCATCATCACTTTCTATAAAATCATTATATATCTTTACAACCTGTGCAAGATTGTTTCTTAGTGCAGATTCTTTAGCCCATTTTTCAGCAGTTTGAAATATATATTCATCTTCGTAATCAAACTTATTAGATTCTATTAATTTTATGATTTTTTTGGCGTGTTCATATTCAGTAACAGACAACGTTTTTATGTCGTCTATTTCAATTTTAAACACATCAACAGAGGGTATTTTGTCGTATTTATTTACATAATCTATAAATATTTTAAAAATTGTTTGTTCCGGTTTACTTTCAAAATACTCTTGTTTTAAAAAAGGATATACTTTCCTTGAAAAATCCTTTCTATTAACAAGTGAAGATAATATTAAAAGGCTTTTATTCATTTACATTTTCTTTTTCTATAATTTCCTTTTCTTCTTTAATGGTCTCATCGGTAAAAATTGATGTTTGGTCACTTCCAACCTTTATAACATTTTCTATAGTTTCTTTAAAATCTGTCTTTTCAAACATAAGATTCCAAAATGTAGAATCATATTCTATTTTTTTCCTATTATCTCCTTCATCCTCAGTCTGAACTCCATTTATATAATATTTGTGACCAGCTTTATGAATATAACCACATTCCAATGCCATATCAAACAGACCAGAATATCTATTGACAGCACCTTTAGACGGTATTGACAACGGGAATGACTGATTTTCTTCTACAAATCTTGATTTATATATTTTTATAACAAAATCCTTTCCACTTTCAAATTCTCCAGTGTTTTTCATTTTCCGTTTAGAAATGACAAATGCCATGTTAGAAGAATATAAAATTCCTCTTCCACCAGATATAACTGTTTTTGAAATGAAATCCATTGTTTCATAAACATGGTTGATAGTTACAAATGGAATATCTCTATCATTGACCATAGGTGTAATCATTCTAAAAATGGATTTATTTACCTTTGCTCTCGTCATATCTTGAACATCCTTTTCAGCTTTTGCATCATCCATTTCCTTTCTCGAAGCGGAGTTTCCTATACTATCAACTAAGAAAAATACTTTATCACCCTTTTCAATTTCATCCAACTGCTTTACAGCATCCTTTTTCAACTGATCAAGGTTCTCGAAATGTGTGATAAACACACGATCCGTATCAATTCCAAACGCCTTTAAGTATTCCTCTGTAAAGGAATGTTCACTATCATAAAGAAATCCTACACCGTCATCATATTTTTCAAGATATGATTTCATCATAAGCAAACCAAGAACTGTTTTAAATGTTCCCGATTCACCTGCCAAGACTATATGACCCCTTGAAATTCCACCATCAAATTTACCAGATAATGCAAGGTTCAACACATAGATAGGTGTTGGTGCATATTCTCTATTTAACCAAGGATCTTCTGAAAAAATAGAAGCCTTGTCTGGCATTGTAGATGTTTTTTTAAATTTTTTTAATAGTTCTTTTGCCTTTTTACTTTCACTCATTTAATTAAATTTTTAATATTAAATTCTATTTAAAATTCTCCATAATCCACTTGTGCTACCTTGTAGCCAAGTCTCCTTGCAAAATCAACAACTTGCGCCCTATCATCAATCATCATAACAATATTGTGTGTTTTCTGAATTTCTTCCCACATTTCAGCTTTTACCATCCAATCTTTACGATAGTCTCCTTTCTTTCTCATATAGAGTTTAGAATAACTAAAATCATTTTTATCAAGCCATTTTTCAGTATCTTCTCTACAAGTTTCTTCACGACCTGAACAAATTATAATATCTTCAAAATTAAACATGCCTTGATTAATAATAGCAAGAAGATGATTCAGTGGTCTATCAGGAACATCATCAATGACTTTTGAAAAATCAAATAAATTTCTTCCATCAGCATGTGCAATAGTTCCATCGATATCAACTATGATAGCACTATTTTTAAAAAACTTGTCTTCAAAAGATTCTTCAGCCTTTTTTGAAGAAATCATAATATTATTCAAAAATGAATTGTAATTTCTTATATCTTCTTTTATAGTATCAATTTTACTAAGTAGTGATTCAAATTGTTTCCACTGTTTATTAATGATTTCTTCTCCAACTGCTTTTCCATAATTTCTAAGTCCATCAAGATGAAGACATTTTTCTTTATCCACATCATCAAAAACAACAACTTCAATTGGAACCGCATATTTTTTATAATTGTTGATATATTTTTCTGATAGATGTGTGTTATCGGCAATAATATCAAAACCATCACGGATAGCTTTTCTAATTATAACATCAATATGATTTGAAACAATACTCTCCTTCTTTTTAATCCTATTATCTTTATAATATTCGTTAAGATCTTGCTCATTATGACCAAAAAGAAGCATTCTCACATTATCTCTTGAAACTATAATCGTGTTATTTTTAGAATAACAATACTTTTTAGCAAAAGTACTTTTTCCAGAACCACTTATTCCAACTAATACAATAATTTTACTCAGTTGTTGCTCCAATTTTCAATGAAATTAAAAGGTTTATCTTGTCTTTAACTTTGTTCAATAATTTTATATCATATTTAACATAATCACACTTACTTAAAATGCAATATATATCTCCTATCATTATATCTTCTTCGTGTAGCCAAATTTTATTTATCAAATTTTCTCTTTCAATATACTCATTTCTTCTCTGGATATCAAATAAAGATAGAACATATTTAATTTTGTTTAGATTATGTCTATTTCGTCTGTCAATTTCATATTCAACATACCATAATGCCTTTTTAAGATTTTCAACAACATCACCCTTATCATTTCTTCTAAAAGTATATTTAAAAGCGTTTCCAAGGTTAAATCCCATTGATTCACAAACCTTGATAGCTTCTACACCAGATTTATGATTATTGTAATGCTCTGGATGATTTACAGATTCTTTCATTTATTATACATTTTTGTTAAATTCTCTATTTCTTCTTGAGAATTTTTTATACAATCCGTTGCGGTGTGATGCCAATCGTTATAAGAACTTACAGTTTTTTCAAACAATTTCCAAATCATTTTTATAATCTCTGCATTATCAAGATATGAATATTTTGATCTTACACTTTTTTCACACTCGCCATAAATCTTTATTAATTCATTTATAGATTTTCCACTTTTATTACTATAATCCTGAAATAATTTTTGTTTTATGCTGTTCATTTAATCTTTCTTATAATATTATTTTCGTCATCAGTCATAACTTGACCATTGAAAGACATATAATCCTCTTTATCAGCGAATTCAAAGATATTTACAATGCCATAACCATCCCCACCAAATATCTTATTTAAAAAATCTTGTGGTGGAAAATTTCTACTGACAATTGGGACAGTTTTATATAATTTTCTACCTAACTGATCAATTATGGCTGTTATTAGAAAATATCTATTATCATCAATTTGTCTTTTTACAAGAATTTTCTCGTCAGAATTTTTTCCATACGTTTCTACATATTCCCATTTCTTGGGCCTCCCCATTTTCCTTTTAGGCTTTACATCTTCTCCTACACCTAATTCTACTGTTTCTACCTTTTCTTTTCTATTAGCTGTTGTCATTATTATTTTTTAATTTATAACAATTTATACAAAGAGATTCATATAAATCATTATCACCTATTTCTATTATATTATTTGTTCCACCGTTTTTATGTGTGTATTTTGCAACGTTTCCGCATGAACATTTTGCACTCATTTTGAATACATTATCAGCCAAAGCCATTAATTTAGATGATGTTTCAAATGGTTCCATTTTATAATTTAAATCCAAACACGCAATATAAATAGTTTTTCCATCATATAAAAGTTTTTTAATACTTTCATATATGGATTTATGAGGTTCTAATAATTGAATTTCGTCTATAAAAATAACCTCAAAATCTTTTCCAATGTTATATATGTCATCACCATTAAAAATATTTATGGCATCAAACGACATACCATTTCTACTAACTACTTTTGAATTAGAAAATCTATTATCAATATAAGGTTTCATCAAAATTTTTTTACGTATATTATAACTATCATATACGCTTAACATTCTTGCGGTTTTACCAGAACCCATACACCCCGTATATACATATAACATTATCCTAACAAAATTTGTTTATATTTATAATCACCACTATGAATGGCAACATTTTCATTTACATTCTCTTTAATTTCTATAACTATATTAAGAATAGACTCTATCTCTTTAATAGTTTTTCCTGCTTCATACAACGTTTTAATTTTTTCTTCCATTTTTTTTTAATTTAAAGTTGATTTTCTACTGTTCTTTTAATTGTTTCAAAATCTTCTACGTAAAGCTCTCCATCTTCGTAAGCTATTCCCATAAAAATATTATCTATTTTAGGGTCAATATCATCCGCAACAATATTTATAAATTCTTCACCCCTTTTTACAAGAAACAAATCACCAGCTAAAGAATTTTTACCACCATGAACAGGCGATTTAAAAATATCATATTTTTTACCTGAATCATCCTCCGCATAACAGGCTTTCATAGCAAAATTGAAAGTGTCTCGGTTGACCTTTTGAAGCAACCAACCTCCACTTCCAAATACAATATTATTGGCTGACCATTTATTATCTTTCATTGATGAAAGAATTTTATCTATAGTGTCAAAATCAATTCCATCTCCCTGAATTGTTCCTATTGTTCCTATATATGGAGGTAATTCTTTATAACCTTTAGAATTTATAGTAAATCCAAATGTTTCACCAAGCATCTCAAGAACTTCCACATCTACAATTTCAGGAACTCCAGAATCAGGTCTTACTACTACCTTTCCTCCACTTTGAATGATTAGATCTTTAAGATTCTTCAAATGTTCTGTACAAAAGTTGTAAATATTATAACTATCTGCAACTATACTAAGAATAGAACCACTATGTAGATTATTTTCTATAATATATTTTAATTGTTCAAATTCTCCATCTTCGCCCTTTATAGTCATTACACTATGTTCAGTTGCGGAAACAGAATATCCTCCCATATCCAAATCATAATATTCCCTTCCAAACAACAAACTACTAATAGTATCAGTTCCACTAAAATTAACAAGATGTGCAAGACCACCAATTCCAGCACCTTCAAATGTGCTAACACCTCTTGCACCAAAATCATGAAGCATAAAATTAAGATAATTATTTACATCACCATTATAAGTTTCTTCCAAATATTTTTTCATCAACCCTTTTATATAAAAATCTCTTGTGACAATTGACGATGGATACCAAATTGCCCTTAAAAGTGCAGTTTCAACATAACTTGTCAGCCATGCACAATTTTCATCAGTATTTTCAATTGTACATAAAACCCTGTTTCTTGGAATCAAACTTCCTTCAGGAACAGAATTAATTCTAATAGGCAAGTCACCATTATGCTCTTTTAAAATATATTCCCATCCTTTTCTATTAAATTTGACATCAGGGATATGCTTTTTCATAAGCATTTCCGCCAAATCAATATCATTCATTGTTATTGGTTTTAGATATTCCTTTATAAACATCTGCAAACCAAAGAATATGATACTTGGAAATTCTTCGTTGTTATCAGAATTTCTCGATTCGATATAACTTTTCATATAAGTTATTTCCTTTGGAATCATGTTCCAGTGACTCATCTTATATGAATCAGTGTTCAATACAATAGATTTATTCATTGTCGTGGTTCCCCTTATAATTTATAACGATATTTAAAATAATGCTGAAATGATCATCATGCAATTTTGAAAAAATATTTTCATCTTCCAAAAATTCAGTTAATGGAATCCAAAAAACTCTTCTTGCATCATCAGATGCTTTTATAGAATATTCACTACCATCTTTATCTAAAATAAATAAAGAAGCTGTTGTAAGCATTCTACCTATATCAGATCTATCAGGCTTATCATATGTTTTTGTAAATTTACAAAATTTTTCTGAAATTTCCAAATTTGTTTCTTCTTTTAACTCACGAAGCGTTGCATTCATAAGTGTTTCTGTTGAATTTAAAAATCCTCCAGGCAACGCCAAATTTCCACAACCTATTTCACCTTTGCGCTCTATCAATAAAATCTTTCCATTATTATCTAAAACCATAGCATCAACGGTCTGAAAAATTGGTGGATATGGAGAATTTTTCCACAAATTTTTATAATTTTCAACATTTTCTTTAAGATGACGAATTTCATAATATTCGTCATATTTAATAAATCTGTTTAAAAAGCATATAGTGCTTGTTGGAAGAAATTTCAGATCATATCCATTTTTAAACTCCTTAGAAAAATATTTTTCACGTAATTGAGTTGCGTTAAACCCCTTCCATTTATCGTTTATATCTTTACAATTTATAAAATTCCAATCTTCAAACATATTAAGATAATAGCTACTATCATCCTTTGTAAAGCCATATAAATTTATAACGGTGTTTTCTTCTTTATAGAGATTAACACCAACCTTTAACATTTTAGCCCATTGTTTATAATCGTAGTCATAATCTATTAAAGGTAATATAATTACATTATCATATCTAAATTCTCTATTTATCATTTCAAATCTTTCATCGAAAGTGAATGGATTTTTCAGAGACCTTGAACGATAGGAACTACCGATAAAAACAATTGTCAAATCATTATTATCAATAGATCTTTGAATAATATTTTTATGCGCCTCATGAAAAGGCTGAAATCTTCCTATAACCACTCCCAAATTTTTCATGTTCTTTGTTTTATTTTTTATAAATATAAAAAAAAAGAAATTAAAAAACCAAGAAAAAAATGGCATTTACAGCTTATTTAGATACTGGTAAATCGTTTTCAATAAAAAATTTTAAAAGTCAGTTTAAGGATGGTGTAGCAAAACCATCGTTATTTCATTTTAAATTAAGACGATATCCAAGATATTTTTTCGATAGAAGCACGAGTATAAACACATTTTTAAATAAAGTGGGCATAGATACTCCTGATATTTTATCAAAAGCTATAAACTATGGTGAAACTATTTATGAAAATATAAACAATAGAAGTCTATCAGACCTTGTGTTCAAAGTTCATAGGGCAACGTTGCCAAACAGATTGATAAATTCATATTCTGCTAAGGTGTATGGGCCATCTACAGATTTTCCAAGAGATATTGAAAATGGATATTTTTCAATATCAATCTATACAAGTGGAACATATTGGGAGCATAACCTTTTTTCTCAATGGCAATCTGCAATAATTAATTATGGAGATCCAATAGATTCAAATTATAATGTTGCCTATTATGATGATATCATATCAGAAGCGCAAATCATAGCATATAATGAAATGGGAGAACCAACCTATTTAATGTCATTAGACGAGATATGGCCTAAAAATGTTGGTGGAATATCATTTGATTGGGGAAATAAAAATAATAATATATCATTCAATGTAGATCTTCATTATAGAATAGTCAAAATAGAAAAAATTGCATTGTCAGCACAGATAAAAAATAACGATGTAAATAGATTAAGAACATTTTTTAACACCTTAGACATTCAAGATTATGTTACCTAAAAGAGATAAACCAAAATTTAAAATAACGATACCATCTTCTGGAAAAAGTTATACTTATAGACCATACACTATAGGAGAAGAAAAGAAACTTTTAATTTCATACGAAACTGGAGATTTTGAAAATATTATAGAAACCATAAACGAAGTAATAGAAGATTGTGTTGAAGGAATTTCAATAAAGGATTTAACTTATTTTGATTTTCAATATATTTATATAAAACTAAATATGGTTAGTTCTGGTGACATGAAAACAGTTTCTATAAAATGTAGTGAGTGTGGAAAGGACCAGCCTATAGATATAGATTTAAATAAAATAGTATTTTCAAAGGATTTGAATACATCTAAAACTATAGATTTAAATGATTCTATAGGTATAACTATGAGATATCCTTCAATGAGTGAATTTTCAAGGGCAGGAAATGATATTTATAGTATAATTTCAACATCTATAGAAAATATTTATGATAATGATACTGTTTATAATGTTAAAGATTTTAAACAGACCGAAATAAAAGAATGGATTGAAAAGGAATTGTTAGAAGATGATTTGAAAAAAATAGAAGCATTTTTTAAAAACGCACCATCAATTTCATTAGACATGTGTGAAAAATGTTTAATGTGTGGAAAAGATTCTGTTAAACTACATTTAGATACATTCGAGGATTTTTTTCTCTCTCCCTAAGCCACACGGACTTGGGGATGTATTATAAAAGAATGTTTAGAATGTGTAATAAACATAATTTTAATATGCAGTATATAGATAATATGATTCCATTTGAACTAGAAATATATGAAGAATTTATTTTAGAAGAATTAAAAAATCAATCATGAGCGATTTTAAATTACCATCATTAAAAGAAAGTACAGAATATACAGGAAAGACTAAAGCTGAATCTTTTGGAGAAGATGATCTTAATAAAAATGTAGAAGATCTTACAAAATCTATAGAAGATTTAAATAAGAATATAAAGAATGATAAGAGCGGAGGGAGTGCTGGTATAGACGATATTGCCATGAGTATTCTTAAAAATGTTGGAATAGGTGGTATGCTTGCCGCTGGTGCGTTTCTTCCTGAAATTGTCGAAACATTTAAAAAATTTCGTACAAATATCGGAGAAGGATTTGAAACCTTTACAACTAAACTTAAAGAATTTAATGATTCGTTTACAACATTAACTGAAACTGTAGATAATATAAATGAACGTTTAGCTAGTGCCCCGTTTGTTATCGGTGGCGCGGTTGCGGCTAAAGGTGCATGGGATACGTTAAGAAAAGGTAAGAAGGATATAAAAAAATACAAACCTGAAAGATATGAAAAAATAAGTGAGGGGGGGTCTAAAATTAAAGAATCAGTTTCTAAATCCGGAAGGGCGTTAAATAGAATTGGAGGATTTTTAAGTGGGATTGCACCTGTGTATATGGCAGATAAGTTAGCAAATTATACATACAAAGAACAATTTGGAAGTGAATTTGGTCAGAGTAATATGTTTACAGAAGAAGGTATGCAGAGAATGTTAAAAGAAAGGCAACGTAAGGAGAACGAATCTAAAAATGCTATATCACCTAAAATTAAAAAAGATCCATTAGAAGCACTAAAAAAACTTATAGATATGGGAGAATCTGGTGGACATTATGATATAATATACGGAGGGGAAAGGAAGGTGGATCTTACCGACATGAGTGTAGAAGATATTTTAAAATATCAAGAAGAGTTGATAAGAAGAAAGGGGCATTCACCAGTTGGAAGATATCAAATAAACAGACAGACTTTAAAAGATATGGCTGATAGTGGATATGTTGACTATGATATGAAATTCGATAAAGAAGGTCAAGATAAAATATTTAATGCATTGCTACAGCAATCTGGATTTAAACAATTTGCAAGTGGTAAAATGTCTAATGAAGAATTTGCAAATAGATTAGCCGGTAGATGGTCTAGTTTTGAAACGGCTACAGGCGTTAGTAGATATCATGATATAGGAGAAAGGGCAACAGTTAAATATGAAGATATTTTAAAATCATTGGAAGAATTTAAAAAAATTAATACTGTGAAAGACGATAAAATATCAGAAGAAGAACAACGTTTAAAAAAATCAATTAAAAACATTGGACAGGAAAAATTAATATCACATACTGCACCAAATAATATAAATAATAACACAACAAATATAATAAAAAAAGATATCAAACCATATATAGAAGATGAATCTTTTCATAGAATGACAAATTATACAACTGGTAGTTATAATTCGTTTGTGGTATAAACAAAAGAGCCTCCGTATTGGAGGCTTTTTGTTAAGAGATTAAAACGGAAGCTCGTCTTCTTCGTTATTAGAATTCACAATATCATCAATATCCACATCTTCTTCTTTATCTTCATCATTTTCAAATAGATCATCGACCCCTTGACGGTTACTCATCTTAGGAATAGATTCACCAGCAATTTTAATTGAATCGACCGAATCCAACTTTTCACTAAGTTCTTCATAACTTTTACACCCCTCAAGAAGGCTTTCCAAATTGTGACACGATTCCATGACTTTTCTAATTTCATCAATATCACCATCCATAAATGCTGAAGGAGTTTCAAACGTGCATTTTTCATAGTTAGGAACTTCAACCATCTTTCCTCCAATAGGTTTTTTTTCCTTAGTCATTCTAAAGACAAAATTAGCACCATCGTCAAGAAGTTTAAATGCGTTTACTGGTTTTTCATCTTCGAACTCGGGTTTTAGAGCCTTTTCAATTTTTTCAAAAATGGTTTTTGGAAATCTTAAAATAAACACCTTTCCATTGTTTTCTGGATTAATATCATCCTTTTCGACGTAGAAATTGGCATAATATTTCAAATCACGTTTTCTATGATTCTTAACTTCTATCTGTGCATCGCTACCAGCATCCCACATTTTCTTATTCTTATCACAGATTGGGCAATCTTTCTTAAAGGTAGTAGGACAAATTTCATCTATCCACTTTTTATTTGCACCTTTAAAAACGTGTTTATAGCGTTTGATATAGTTATTTCTAGAGCCCTGCCTTTTTGGTAGAAACCTACCTCTAATTACTCGTGATGTTTTATCCTTTGGAACGTTCAATTCCAAAATCCGTTCATCAACTTTATATGTTGTTTTTTCAGATTCAATAGAATCCAAAAGTTCTTTATCTATTTCGCCACTTTTTTCTGCTTCAAGCAGATCTTTTAGAAAATCGTCTGACATATTTTTATCGTATTTAGATTGTTAATTTATTCTGTTGTTTTGTTATGGTCGTTTTATTTGTCAATTCACATCTATCATTATAAACCGTTGAAAAAATTTCTTTATATTTTTTTAAAGGTATTTTGTTATATTTTACAAAGAAATCTTTATACTTATTTATCATTTCATACCTTTCTTTAAATATGAAATCGTCTGTTTTTATATACAATTTATCCAAAAATTTCGTTATACAATTACATATGATAATAGTTTCAATACTTATTTTATCTGTTGTGTATAAGTAAAATGCTCTACTTTCTTGATAATCATCAGTAATATTAAAAACATTTTTAAAATCGTCTGTAGAAAACAAAATCTTTAGATCATTTATGAAATAATAATCTAATTTGTTATATCGTCCAAGTGTTTTATTAAATTTTTTTTCATCGACAGATCCTATCCAAAAAGATTGATTTTCAATATAGTTAAATATAAACAATTTTTCTATTTCTTCCAAATCTTTATGTGCAAACCATACCCTCCTTGATGGATAATAATTTTTACTTTTTTTAAATTTATCCAAAGCGGATGAATTATGTTTTAAAATTCTACCATTATATTTGAAATAGTCATATTTCTTTTCAAAATGATTTTTTATTGCAACATATTTTTCCCACACTAAATATGCTGTTACCACTTCAGATTCCGAGATCGTCAGGTTCGTCATACACCTTTATCATATTTTTATTTTTGCACTCTTTCTTCAACTTTTGATATAAACCATCCGTTAAAATATTTTTTGAAAAATAATCATAATCTAAATCATACTTTTCAATGTATTGTAAAATGGCATCTAATAAAGAACTATTTTCAATTTGTGAAATACTTTTTATTTCCTTAATAGCATCTTCTTTAGTTATTATACTTATCATAATCTTGTTATTAAGACTTTATAAATTTCGTTTGCCTTTCTAATTCGTCTTTCTATGTGTGGGATCGACGGTCTGTGATAATAATCACAAAACACTATAACACTTTTATTCAATCCCATAGTTTCTTTTAATTTTTTATAAGCTCTTTTTTCTTTACCTTTCAATTCATGTATCAAAAATGAAAGTTGTTTATCCACAGACTTCCAGTCACCATTTGTAAACCCTTTCAAATCTGCAAATCTACTATCGCGCCATTGAGACAAACCAAAACTTTGTCCATTATCTCCAACAGCAAGAGGATTTCCTTTTGATTCAACCATTATGTTTCCAGATATTGCTGATGCATTTTCTAAAGAAAATCCGTTATCAATTAGATAATTCGCAATATATAATCCGACATCATCGTTGATATCATATATTTCAACAGTATCTATAGAATTTATAGTAGGTATAGAGTTGATTTGGGATATATATTTCTCATTCTCTACGCCTTTAAAATATTGCTCAATAAAGAGAAATGGTGAGAAAAATAAAAATATGATAACATATAATCTCATTGAATCATGCTTATTAGTTTAAGTGACAGTTACTAAAAATATATTAAAATATATCTTTAATATTTATGAGAGAGCCTTCAAGAATCTCTAACACATTTTCTGTTCCGTTTAAAATATCTCCTAATGATAATAATACAATAAAAATTATTAAAATAGTAAACAGAAAATTTATAATTTTCTGACAATTCATTTAAATTTATTTGTTTAAAATAAGCGACGGTTTATCCATCCCTTTATCATCAACCACAATGTGACTTACTACGTGACAAGCCCACGAGGTTTTCTTGACAATTCCCTATAAATTCCAAATTATTTATTCATAATAGCTTTCCTTTTCTATTACTACTACGAGTCCATCCACAAACAGAACCAATGTACCAATTCCATCGATTATTCAACAAAAGTCAATGAATTTTCCATTCTAATCCTTATTAAGGATGGCAAAAATTCTATCCTCTGGAACCAAAACACAATTATCTGGACTCCATGAACCATATGAACCATCCAAATATAATATTTCGTCATCTACATTCAAAGAACTTTTTTCATTAACTGCAATTATTTTCCCTCTCTTTTGATTTTCCTTCGCACTATCTGGAATATAGAGACCAGATTTTGTTATATTTCCTTCCTCGCTTGGAATCACTGCTACTAAATTATTGAATGGTTTTATCATTTTTTTTATTTTAAATTAGTTAAAAGAATATTTTGTAGCGTGTATAGTAGACACACCATATTCTGTTCTTATCTTTTTTTCCTTTTTAAATGCAAACTCTAACACTTCGTCATGATTATAAAAGACTTGTGATTTACCCCAGATATCATACATATATTTTCCAAGCATATATAATTGGTTTTCCTCATAGTTATTAAAAATATGTACAATTAAGACATATTAATTTTATTGACAGAAGGGACTATAAACTCCTTCCCAACAACATTCCAAAAGAATCCTTTCTTAATGTCGTGTTGTTGTCGTTGCTTA